TTAGTTTTCCCGCTTCACTTCAGGCAGTCCAGCAAGGGACGTACCCAGCGAAGCAACGCCCGCAATAAAGGCAGTTTCCGCGATCAGCTCCACATTGAGCGTACCGCTTGCCGCCTGTGTTGCGAACATTGCAAGCCCGGTCTGTACGGCAGTCTTAGCCGCGCGAACCCCTGCCGCTGTCCACCACTCGACACTAACCAGATTCTTCATATTAGCCGCCTACCTTTCATTCTACGCCAGCAATGGCGCGCCATGTATTCTTTCCCACAATACCATCAACGGCCAGATCGTGGGCTTTCTGTGCCGCTTTCACAGCGTTTTCAGTGTTCTTGCCAAAGACACCATCAACGGGCAGACCAAGCAACCGTTGAAGCATCTTGATTGCGCTTTTTTCGGTCTGCGTGGAACTCCCGCGCCGGACGGTGGGCATGATGAAAGAGTGGTGGGAAGTGTAGTTGTACACACCCTTTTGAGCGCAAAGCCAAGTTGCCTTAGTTTTGCGCACGTCCACATGAACAAAAGCCGCCGTGCCGTACCAGTACACACCCACGCCGCCGAAAGTGTTACTTGCCAGAATCGCAAGAGCAACGGGGTTGAGTTTGCCCGTTGGGTCTTTAACATCTGCGGCAATGCCGTACAGGTGCTTAGACGATTTAGCCCCGCCCACAGCGGCGTTGTGCTTTACGCACCGATAGCCGCTTGTGATCTTTAGCGGAGTATCGTACACGGTGCGGATAGTCTGCAACTTCTGCACAAGCATTTCATCCACCATCTGTGCCGAACAGCCGCACGAACACTGAAATTCGTTTCGGGTGAAGTTTTTTGTGATCGGGGTTTTGTCCCCGGTCTTGAACGTAATAAGCGTAGACATAAGATCAACCGTCCTCTTTCTCTGCCTGGTTCTTCAGCACTTCAATAGATTTCACAATGATTTCGGGAATGGGAACGCCCATCAAGCCCGCGTTCTCAATAATAGAGATCGTTTCATTGGCGACAAAGGCCACAACCGTTGCGTCACGAATGAAGCTAGAACCCATGATGAGATCAAGGCGGCAAGCCACAAGGACGATCAGCAGAGAAACACCCTTGCGGCACAGACCTTTCCAGCCCGCCAGACTTTCAAGCGATCCCGTTTCAGTCTTGCGGGAATTGTGGAAAATGCCCGCGACCATAAGCCCGGTGACATAATCCACCGCCATGAACAGGATCAGGGTTTTCAATGCGGCATCCCACCCACCAAACAGAGAAGCGATGTACCCCCCTGCAATGCCAATAGCAACACAGATTTTGTCTTTCATGTTCATTCATCCTTTCAGATTTTCGTTGTGATAAAGAGAAAGCCGCTGTATGGGCTTCTAAACGCCTGTACAGCGGCTTTTCTTACTTCATCCGGGTAAGCCCCTTACCCTGCCAGTTCGGGGCATTCAAGGCTTTCCAGAACGTCCTTGACCTGTGCTTTCAGCTTGTCGGGAACGTCCGCGAAAGTTTTCTTGCCCTTGATGATAAGGGTTGCGTAGATAACAGCCATATCATTCACCACCTTTCTGAATAGAATTATGAAAAGATTGAAAATCAATCCTTTTCACCGTCCAGAATCGCCTTGACTTCTGCTTTCAGCTTTTCGGGAACATCGTCAAGGGTCTTTTTGCCTTTGCGGATCAGATCAGCGTATACCTTAGCCATGATGGAAACCCCTTTCTTACTGGATCATCTCGTACACATCGCACAGCGCAAGCTGTGTTTCCGTAAGCTGATCGGACAGTTCAGCGTTGGCCTGTGCCTGTTTCAGAATGTACTCATTCTTATCATACTGAACCATGTTGTACTCAAAGCCGCTGAACTCGGTTTCCGTGCCTACGTTTTCGGAAACCGCTTTAATGTTGGTATTCTCCCAAACGCTGTAATCGTCAATCACAACGCTTTCGGGCTTGATCGTGCTTCTTACTTTGCCATAATCAACCATTTTTAAGCCGCCTTTCTCTGAATTACTTCTTGATAGTATCTATCAGCGTCCGCTTGTACAGGCGCGATATACTTAGCCTGTAACCTGTAACTATCACAGTGCTTTAACCAGCCCTTGTAAGAATTGATGGAACACCATTCCGAATATCGCATCATTTGCCCGTTTTCGGTTTTCTTGCGAATACTGTTCATCTTTTGCTTGAAAGATTTGCAACTGCTTTTTCTTAATAAGGTGAAGTTCAAAAATGATCTGTACCCCACAAAATCCAGTCCACGAACATAAGTCGGGAAGATTTGCCAGTTACCTTTTACAGTCAAATGCAGTTCCGTTTTGAAGTATCGTTTAACTTCCTTTTGCAGTTTGTGAAGTGCTTCTTTACTGCTTCCGAAAATAACAATATCGTCCATATAGCGGAAAGCGTGCTTGACGTGCATTTTCTCTTTGAGCCAATGATCGAACGAAGATAAGTAGAAATTACCGCAATACTGTGACAGATAATTACCAATCGGGATACCTGTTTCCGGGTCAATATCTTCATCAAGTAACCAGATGTTGCGCATATCCTCGATACTTGCCGTGGATATGCTGTCTATGATCTCATCCAATAACCAAAGCAATTCAGCGTCTTTGAACAACTTTCTGAACTTTGCCTTTAGGATTGCGTGATTTATGGATGGGTAAAAGTGCCGCACATCCAACTTGAAACAGAATTGACAGTTGGGAACATCTTTCCGCATTGCTTCTTGAACATCATGCAACGCGGCGTGAATTCCTTTTCCCGGTATCGCTGAATATGTGGTGCTTGTCATGTTTCGCAACAAGTACGGTTCAATGACTTGCAAAATCGCCCATTGACAAATACGATCCGGGAAGTAAGGAAGTTTGAAGATTTCCCGCTCCTTTCCGTTTTCTTTCCTTATGAACTTTTCATAAGGGGATGTATGATAAGTGTGATTGACAAGCATTTCCTGAAGTTTTGTTAAGTATTCTTCAAGGTGCGCGTCAACCTCTTTTACTTCAGCGTACCAGCCCTTTCCTTTTCTCGCGTTCCTGTGCGCTTCTTTCAAATTGTCCATTGAGCAAATCTTTTGATAAAGATTTCCGTAACGCTTCATTTATTGAATGTTCCTTTTGTATGCACTTGAAACCGAATCTTCAACCTTTGAAAATTGTTTGAAAGTTAATTTTCAAAGTCTACCAATACAGCTAAAAGTTATTTTTAACTTCCCTTGCGGGCTGACTGTTTTGCCATGTGGCAGGGTATTCAAGAATACAGAGATTATATAGAAACAACCGGGGCGTTTTGGTTTACCCCGGCTGTATCGTGCATTTACTGACTGCCTGCTGATATTCCGATTGCGATTAGAAGTGGCATTGTTGAGATTCCAATAGAAAGTCCCTGATTTCAGACCATTATTCCATTTACTGCCTAATTTAGTGACCTTTTTCATGGTTTTTTTTCATCTGCCGCTTGTTGCCAATCGTTTGTAAACAACAATACTCCTTGAACCACCCAATTTTACTTGTTAAATGGCCTGTTTACGCGGCCTTTTTGGACGGGATATACACCGACCGCCCGCCGACATTCCGACTGCGAACAGAAGCGGCACCGTTGAGATACCAATAGAAAGCCCCCGACCTCAGACCATCACTCCATCTACCGCCTAACTGAGCGACCCGCCAACCAGTGTTATAGTTCCAATAGTAGTCACCGACAGGAACGGCGGTGTTACCGTTGTGTTCGGCGGGAACAAACAGCCAATCGAAGTTTTCAGAGTAGCCAAAGGCGGAAATATAGCCCTCACCGTGGCAGGGGCAAATCCCGGTATCCTGATAGGGTGCGTTCCCGGTATCGTCTGCAAAGCCATGATCTGCAACGTACAGTCTTCCGAACTTACCAGCCGCATCAAAGGGAGTGGGATTCTGGATATTCATACCGTCAACCCAGCCCCAAATATTGCCCCAGAAGTTTTCCTCGCCACGATAGGACACAATCTGAATACCGTTTGCGTTGGTGACTGCGCCGGAATCATTGCCCAGTTCGGCAGTTGCGCCCGTATACTCTGCCATATTGGACGAAGTATCATCCGTTTTAGAAACCGCGCCGTTACCAATAGCGGACTGCATATTGAAAGAAGCGTACTCAACCAGCATGAGCAGTTGAGAAGCGGCCACGGTTGCGGCGTA